TTCCCTTACAGACGAACCGCAAAAGGATTAGTTGTAACGGAGAACGACGTAGAAAAAGTTTTCTTCAAAGGTGACTTGTTCCCGATTATGACGAAGTTCGTGGAAGTTATAGATGGCGAACAGAACATAATGGTGAAATACCAACTACGTGTTGGGCTAAGTGGTAAGTACCAAGAAGTTTCTTTCCCAATGAAAGACTGGTACGCAACGGATAGATTGAAGCAACGTCTAGGTTCAGCCGGAGTTTCGATCTCTGAAAAGAATATGGCTACGCTTATTATGTATTTGCGAGCCTATCAAAATGAGGTGCAGGAAATGATGGACGAAGTTAGACAGCTACAACACTTCGGATGGGACGGCAATAAGCCACAGTTCTTACTAGGTAGCAGACTGTATCGCCCAGACGGTGTAGTGACGGTGCAACCACACGCAAACATTAAGAACTACTGTGGTTACTTTGACCAAGCAGGAACACTCGAAGGGTGGAAGGAATTAATGCGTCGCTTGGGTTCGATTAATGCAGTGGAACAACAGATCTGTTTATTAAGCAGTTTAGGTTCTTCGCTTATGCGGTTCACTAACTACAACGGTATCTGGTTACACCTAATGACTAAACCTGGCTACGGTAAAACAACCACACAGGAAATGATGAACGGTGTATGGGGAAACCCTAGCGACTTACTGCTTAACGCAAAAGACACAGTTAATGCGATAGAAGAACGTTTCGGTCGCTGGACTAACGTCGCTGTGACAATCGATGAGTTATCCAACCTTGACCCACGTGCAACATCTGACTTATTGCTCGGTGTAACACAAGGTCGTACTAAACGTCGCTTAGACTCCAATATGCGTGAGCGTGTTGACAATCTGTCTTGGCAGTTGATGGTACTCTCAAGTGGTAACTTCTCTTTAATCGACCGTATTAATACAGCGAAGGAAGACGTTGCAGCAGAAATATCTCGTACGTTAGAGTTTAAATTACCTAAACCTACATTGTCAGTCCACGAAGGTGAACTTTTAATTAAGAAACCTATTCGCGAGAACTACGGTGTAGCAGGTGCAGAGTGGCTACGTAACTTAGTGCGTATACCACAAACTCAAATACAAGAGATGATCGACCGTACCACTGAGACTTTCAGTACCACACTGGAAGCTACATCGGAAGAACGTTTCTGGGTAACAGGTTGCTCTGTGATTTACGTCGCAGGTGTACTCGCTAACAAAATGGGCTTAGTTGAGTGGGATATGAAAGCGGTGTTCGACAAGTTATGCGAAATCGTGAAATCAAATCGCAACAACAAAGACACCTACGAATTTAGTCCTACTGATATTCTGGCTGGCTTCTTGGCTGAGAACACACGTAATACTGTGGTAACAGACAAAGGAACAACCGAAGGTACGACTATGATCCGCTTGTTCCCGCAAGGTGCATTGAACGTGCGATACGAGCAGGACACAGGCAACGTACTTATCCGTACGGGTGCATTAAAAGAGTTCTTGGCCAAACGTGGCGTAGGCATAAACTCTGTAAGAGAAGCTTTGAACCAGCGTGGTCTACTACTCGAATCCAGTGCGAGACGAGTGCTATCGCAAGGCTTACCGCAAAACTCTGGTAGATCGTACTGTTGGGTGATTAAAGCGGACGACCTAGTAAAATCAACCCTCGACCAAATTGTAGAGGATAACAATGAGTAAGGACTGGTCTAAGTTTAAAAAGAAACCGGAAAGTGCTGAGGAAACCTCAGCCTTTCCAACAATGAACCTTCGCGTCGTAGTTAGTGGTAGCTCACAAGTAATCGAACAGATGTATGAGCATAGAACTGCGAAGGGCGTTATAGTAGAAACAGAATGGGTAGCGATACCCGTAATATATTCACAGGGGTGAGTGATGACACAAATCGTTTATGACGGTAACTTCTTAATCGCTGATAGAAAATGTTATCGCGGTTACGTAACGACTAAATCCACAAAGATACAGCATCTTAAAATAGGTGAGCTTGACAGATATTATGTGTTCAGCGGTTCATTTATGGAATGTGCGCTAGGCGAAGAAGTAGTGGAGAGTTGTTTTGATCCGGAAGTTATTGCAAAAGTACGGTCTATTTTAGACAAAGAAGTTCTTGAAGGTTTCCACGGACTTATGATTGACGTTCATCCGACGGATAAGAGAAAAGTCTTCTTACTTAACTATGCAGGTGACGCTGTACAAATTGACGACGAGTTTGTCGCGGTAGGTGCAATGCACGAAGAAATTACGCTCGCATATAAATTATGGGAAAAAATGAACTTCCCAAGAATCGAAGATTACGAAGGTACGATACCACTCGCAGGTTTCTTGCGATTTGTATTAAAAGGGTCGATGTTTGATCAAGAAGGGGTTGAGTTCGATTGCTACAACATTAACACGGGGTATAAATTATGTGTTTAACAAAACAATGCTCGAAGTGTGGCGAAATTAAACCGCTAGACTTATTTGAGCGTCGTCACGGTGGTAAGCCAGGCGCAAGATGTAAAGCGTGTGTGGCGGAATATAAACGAGCTGTTTATCGTAAAAACAAAATTGCGATTCAGTTTGAGTCGCGAGTGAATACGCTAAAAGCGTTCTGCAAAAAGAACGGAATTAAAATTAACATTGAGGTATTGAACGATGAAGTTGAGTGGGCTAAAGGCACTTCCGAGTGGGAAGGTGATTAATTTTAACGACCTAAAAGGTTACGACTTTACCGTAGAAGAAATCGCAGACTTACTTAGTCACGTTAAACGCTTCAATGGTTACGGTATGGACGTAGCGAGTCATAGTATCTGGGTGGCTGGCGCATTGTATTACTTAACGGGTAACCCGCATATCGCATTGTTAGGTTTAATGCACGACGCACAGGAAGCCTATATTGGAGATATTGCTACACCAGTTAAAGACGTAGCAGGCAACGACTGGGATCGATTAGAGAACAACGTACAACGAGCTATTCTGTGGCATTTAAATATCAAGCACGAACACAGTTTAGGTGCAGAGAAGTTAGTTAAACTAATTGATCAAGCATCGCTTAAGTTAGAGTTCCAACAGATGAAAGAAGCGGGTACATATAAAGCTGATAGCGAAGGTATCTGGGAAGCAGCACTGGCGAAAGTGCCTAACATTGACGGACTTGAACTACCTAAAGAAGATGCACACAGCGCAGTCGATTTTGTTTTCGCCTACAATCACTACAAGGCACTCTGCGACGAAGACATTACTTACACAAGTTGTAGCTACTTATTCGACGGCAAAAAATACACGTGTGCAGTAAACACTGAACACTTAGAAACATTCTTCAATAAATTATAGGAGTAATTATGGAACACGTTAAAAGCGACGCGAGACTCGGTGTTATTCATCCGGTGACTGGATCAGTTGGTACTTCAGCGTTAGAGAAACAAGTGGGCGGTAATCATTATAAACAATTCCCTATTCAACCAGTTGAATTTATCAACGCGAATAACTTAAGCTATATGCAAGGTAACGTAATTAAATACGTCGTGCGTTATCCGTTTAAAAACGGTATTGCAGATCTTGAAAAGGCGAAGCACTACATTGAAATGCTGATTGAGTTTGAACGCAACAAACAATTAAACGAAGAATAAGAAAAACCCCGGCCATTAAGCTGGGGTTTTTTATTTATAGAAACTTAGAGATATACTTCTTCAAAACTTTTTTGGTAATGCTTGGTAACATTTGTAAAATAACTTCAAGCACCATTGCTCCACTTGCCCCACCAACTGTCGCGAGAAGGGCGTTCAGCCAGACGTTAAACTCTGCGCCGAAATGGAACGTAGCTGCTACACCGGCGAACACGCCGATAATAATGTCGAGTGTACGGTGAAAGAGTGGTTTGCCCTTATCTAACTCAACACTCGCTTTCATTGAGCCAAGAGAAGAACCAATCACAACTATAATAATGTCAATGTGTTGTGCTAATTCATTCATTTATTCCCTCACATCTAAATACGTAGAATACTGCTAACAGATACCAAACACTTAGCCCTGCGCATATAACCATCTGCATATCTAGTGGGGGGAATTGCGAAACATATCCGTTGGCTAATATCGCCTGTGTTAACGCACCTAAAACTAAACCAAATGATTTGAATAGTTGATGCGGTCTTCCACGGGTAACTAAACCAATTGCACCAAAGAACACAGTGGCAATTACGATCTGTAACAGCGCAACGCTATATACCTCGACTTGGTGTGGAAGCTCAACCTGCATATACCCGTACGTATGTAACGCGAGAGCAATGGCCCAGAAGATACTTACCACAACGTTGATTACTTGTGCAGGGCGCGTATCGCGCCCAAAGATTATGTATAAAACACTACACGACATAGTTCACTCCTAAGCAGCAGGGGCAGCGTGTACCTCTGTGCCAGCTAAGTCTGTAACTGTAACAAGACCGAGGTCTGCACAGTCAGAAGGATCAACTGCGTAGTAAGCAAGTGCGCCACCTAGTTTGTAAACAGGTTTGAGCTTATCTTTAATTACTTCGCAAGGAGTTAAAGTAGAACCACCTTTCTTCGCTTCTTCTAACTCTTTCTTGAGTTTCTCGATCTCTGCGTCTTTCTCTTTAATAGAGTTGTTAGCAGAAGTCAATTCAGCGATAGTTTCATTAAGGTCGTCTTTAGCCGTTTTAGTCTCTGCTTTCGCCTTCTCTAGGTCTGCTTGCGCAGTCGCTAGTTTTTCCTTGGCTTGTGCAAGAGCTTGTGCCGTAGCGTCGTCAGACGAAGCAGAAGGTGCGACAATCGCTTGTTCCTTCCACGTCTGTGTAGTTAGATCCCAATATAGGCGACTGACACCTTGTCTTCCGATAGGGTCAAATCCGTCGTATGGGTCGAACTTTGCGTCCATAATTTACTCCTTATAAGTGGTCGATTAATTGCTCTGCAACGAACTCAGTGAAGTTTATAGTCACGCGACCGAAGAAGGTGTCGATAGTAACCGGAGCAGCAGTCCAAACTTCTTTCTGTGCAGTAGATAAAGAGCCAGCCACAATGTCACGGTCAATGTCAACGCCACGGTCAGTAGTATATGTACCGTTACGTTTAATACCGTCGTAGTTGGTGATTTCGTAGGTTAATGTAACCGGAGTTTCGCGAAGTTTTTGTACCGCAGCTTGAACCGCAGGGTCGATGAAACCTTCACTGTAATCCACGTGTAAGCTGTAATGGCTTTCTTCACGTAAACCTAAAGTCACAGTTTTGTCTCCGAACGGTAATGTAGGTAGCTCGACCTCAAAGTTAGTCTCGTTGATCAACGCTTGATCCTCAGCAGTTGAGAAACGTTTAGTTGACGTAAACTCACCTTTTAAGTGCGCGTTATTGAACTCTTCTGCAGTGGCGTACGCAGTACGGTCAATAAGTAAAGGATCTTGTTTAAATTGAACAGTTGCACCGTCAACCGCACTAATCGCATTGTAAGCGTGGAACGCTAACGCAGTATCAGTTGACTCGCTTACAGATACGGTAGGTACTAACGCAGAAGTTAATTCTTCGTCGCGAGCTGCACCACGTTCGTGAACGGTAGAAATTTGTGCTTTCCATACCGCACCAGTTTGTACGTGTCGTAACCATTTTTCTTCAGTTGTAACGAAGTGTGTGTCGGTTGATTGTGGCGGAGAGTAAATATCAATTACTTCCATTTCAGCACCAGGTACAGCGAGTTCGCCGTTGTCTTTTACCACAACAGTCGCGTTATCAATGTTAACGTCTAATTTGTCAGCACTGATAGTTAAGCCTTTACCTACGTTGCCGTTGGTAACAATTTCTAATTGAGTTGCCATAGTTTCTCCTATTGGGAATGAAAATGTCTCCTCCCAAGCTGCGCGCGGGTAAATAGTCCTTCAATGATTACGTCTAAGTAGGTTGAACGGATACTGTCAGATGGCGTAGCGTTAGCAGATACAGTTAAGCTGTTTGCTGTGATTTCTACTAGACCTGATGAATAGAATTTTGTTAGCGTACCGAAATCAAGTGTAGCTGTCGCTGCAGTACCTTTCTTAACAGTAACAACTTGTTTTTCTACATAACCGCCTGAAATACCACCAAACTCTGCCACACCTGAACCTGCATTATTGACTTTGTATGTACCACTGACTCTTATTTTAGGTGTTTTAACAACCGATAATACACCGCCTACAACATTAGTAACTTTAATGCTTTCTGTTTTAGGTGCGGTATTACTAAAAAGAAGATACGCTTGCCAGTAGCAATTTGCTCCGCGAGGTCTAACTAGCAATAAAAGCTCTGTCACATCTTCTGTTACAGTAATTTCATTATTCTCTACACTAACGGAGTTGGTAGTTCTAACGTGTGTAGCATCAGGGTTTAACATCGCGTACGCGATTGAGGTTGTTCCAATATCGCCAACTACTTCAGAGTAGATAGAGCCGTCATCAGTTCCGAACCCTATACCACTACCAAAGCGTTGCCCGTATTCGGTAGTGCTATTTACGTTCAAACCTCGCACTACTGCGGTTACATCATTGTTACAGGTTAGAACCAATCCTTTTAATGTTGTACGTTTTGCGAAAATATTAGGATATTCAAGACGGTTAATATCTCTATATTCTACTGGAATTTGTGCAATGCCAAGTCTTTCATTTAGCGTACCCGCAACTTGGGTAAGTAATGCACCTGACTCTTTCTCTCTGATTTCAATCGCAGGACAGTTCTCGCCTGTAATAGCTTTAGACGCGGTATCAGAACGCAAGATAATAGTAGCATTGTTATTGCCTAAGTCTTTATCTAATGCAGAGTTAGGATTTACAGCTGCGGTGAACTGGAACGTACCTTTTACTTTAGGAACTACAGTGTATTTAACTTTAACAGTGCCGCCTTTTTTAAGACCGCGAATGTTATAAGTTAGGTTGTCCACTTGTTCAACTTCATCCGCTTCAGATTTAGTAAAGCTCACATCTTTAATTTCATAATCAGCTGTATCCGCAGGACCTACAATATTTAAGTTTGTTAGCTCATTCTTACCTTCACCGGTATTTGATACAGTTACAACAACTTTGTAGTTATCACTGACTAAACCATTGGTTTTATCTGCTGTGATACCTACACCAACTTCTTGGAAAATTGAGTCAAACGCAGCTAAGCGAATACACTCACCGTCTTGTTTTGCAAGTAGGGTTGTACCTTTCTTCCAAGGTTTTTCAGGTAATGCGTCGATTGCTGCGCAATCTAAACCTGTGGCTGGTGCTGATTTTTCAATCTCAACAGTAGAACCGTCTTGGTTGGTAATCACGACCTTGCCATCCGCTTCTTTAGCAGCTTTTACCTTAATAGCGGGTACTTCGACAGTTGTGTCGTCTTGGTTAGTAATTACAACATCACCGTCAGCTCTTTTAGCGGCTTTTACTTTAATCTCAGTCGCAGGTGTCGGTGCTGGAATTACTGCACCGAGTTTACCATTGTTGTATGTTACAGTAGTACCATCGACATAATCAGCTAGGTCAACTTCGTACTGCGATAGTGCGGTATTCGCTTTGATACCACGTCCCATATTCGCTGGGATTACTACACGTTTTTTCTTCATTTAATCATCCTTATAGTCGGTCTAATGGTTGATAACTAGTAGGAATACCACTTTCCTTAACTATATGTTTACCTGCGTAATTTTCTACAGTAAGCTCGTAGCTAGTATGGATTGATGTATCATAATCTGCAGCTTTACCAACCAGTTCAGTATAACTATGTGAAATATATGGAACACTTCCATAAGTTTTTCCTGTAGGAATTGTAGTAGTATACACATCTTCGCTTAGAACTCGTTGGCTATTACTTCCTACATTTCTAACAATTAATTTAGCTGTGAGAGGTGAATCAATAGTAGTATCTGGAGCTTTAAAATCACTAAGCTTAAACACAACATATGATGGGTTAATGTCATTAATTGATATACCTTCTTCATCTGACGCAAGTACAGCCTCTAGGGTTATTTGGTAAGGTTTAATAACAGGCTCTTCTGTTTTAGGTTCTTTCTCTAACTCTGACTTATCACAGGTTGCGCTGTGAATATAACCAACCTCAACTTTACCAAACGCATCAACAAGTAAAGTGTCCGGACAGTCAGGGATAGTCATTGTGACTTCAGTGCCGTTTGAGTTAGTGATTGTCACCACACCGTCTTCTGCTTTAGTCGCAGTGGTAGGCTTAGTCATTACAGGTAATGTTTTATCACCGTATTTAACTGACCCAGTACCGTCGCCATTGTCGGTTAACTCAGTTGGAGTTACGGTTGGCATAGGAATATCAAACTCTTTTTCCACACCACCAGATTTACTGACTTTAAGTTTACCGTCTTCGATCTTAACGTCTTGCACGCCAGTGTCGATCTTAACGACTTCTTTACCGTCTTGGTAAATAGTATAAACACCATTTTTACCTTCGCCAGTAACGTCACCACCTTTCACTTTGATGTGAGTAGTGTATTCTTTACCGCCGAATGTTAGCGACAATGTTTCTTTGTCTGCGTCGTATACGAATTCGTCAATGGTAGGGAAACAAATTTTCTCTTTATCGATTAAGGCGCAGATAATATCGGCTAACTTATCGCATAAAACGACTTCCGCACCTTTAGGTAGTGCCTTACCGTCGCAGTCATTAATACCAGCTTGGAGTTTTTGCTGGTCGATCAATTCTTGAATGTAGTTGGCAACTTCGGGTTTAGTCATCCCGCGAACGCTGCCGCAACCGCCACAAGCCATATTTTACCCCTTTTGTTTGATTGAACGCGCGATAAGACCAATAACGCCTAGCGCAGTTACGAAGTATGGTTTCCAGTTTTCCGGAAGGAAATCTGCAACCGCCTGTA